AACGGGCTCACGAATACCGTCAATGTCAACTGGTGGTGCTGCAATAAATGCAACGATGAAGCAGGCAGTAGCTGCTAGTAGTGTGGGAACCATAAGGACTCCAAACCAACCAACGTACAGTCGGTTGTTAGTACTGGTTACCCAGTCACAGAAGTTGTTCCAAATATTCTTTTGTTGTCTTTGTAGCGTAATTGTTGCGGTCATTAAAGTAATAGTTCATGTGTGTTTTGTTCTAGTAAGTAAGACCATTTTAAAGACTTGGCTGTCTAGAGCTAGGGAGGGAATTGCACCCTCCGTTAAATCTATTTAGCTTTCTTAGCTGTCTTTGCAGATCGCTTGAAGTTTGCTGCGGTAGGAGCACCTTTGGCTCCTGCCTTCCTCATTGATTCACCGCTGCCTTTTTTAATGCGTTCACGCTTGGCGTGGATGTTTGCGTATAATCCTTTACCCATTACCAAATACCAGGAATAAGTTGTCCAGTGAGTGCATACGCACCTAGTGCAGCGATGACACCCAGCATTGCTAGGCGACCATTCAATCGTTCTGCGTGTTGTCCTTGATCTACTTGCATTACTTCCATCCGAGGTTCATGTGGCCAGATTTGTGTATCGTTCATCAGAAGGTGTACTTAACTCCGATCTTTGTTCCGTAATCATTTACATCTGAATCGAATGATGCAGCTAGCTCACCATAGATAGAGACATTTTCTGTAGCTTGGATAGCGCCGCCGACTTTACCTGTCAGACGAGTCTCTTCTTCGCCACCATCAGGGGCAAAAATCGTAGGACCAGCTTGTACGTAGTACGAACCGAAGCTTGTACTGTTCTCATACCCAAGGTGAAAATCTGTGGCGTGGCCATTGAAATTAGAACCACTGAAGCCAGCATTGTTTTCAACGTTGACATAGGGACCAGCCAGTGCAGGTGTACCCAAAGCAAGGGTAGAAAGAATAGCGATAAATTTTTTCATTGTAAAATAAAGATTGTTTGTTTAGAAATTAACGTTTGAGTTTTCAAGTTTTGACATGATCTCTTGCCTGTATGCAGGGTCACGGTCATAGCGTGGGTCTGACATTGCAGCTACAACTTCTGCTTGGCTCTTAAAGCCTCTTGAACTATTTGCAGGTGCCTTGCCTTGTAGAAGCTTGCCCTCTACACCAACGGAATCATTAAATCTGTAAGACAATGCTTGCATCGCAAAGTATGCAGAACCAGCATTACCAGTTTCCATTACAGAGTCATACATGCTGATCTCCTGTTCGCTCAGATTATCATTTGCCCACTGCATCATTTGTGTATATGCTTCATCACCACCTACAGAATTTTTCAGACTTGTTGCATCTTGTTCGCTTAGTACCTCTTTCTCCGTTGTATTATTGTATCTATAATCAAGATACATTTTAGCTAGTTCTTCAGGCTTTGCGTTAGATATTTCTTTTAGAGTTTCCTCTGAAAACTCACCTTTTGATTCTTCATACAAGCGATCAAACAATGATGAGTCAGCAGTAACTTCCTCTGTTACTTCTTCTTCAGATTCTGTAGTTTCTTTAGTCTCCTCATTTTCTCTAGGAGCACCAAGTTTCTTTTGGAGTTCGATGTAAGCAGCTTCTAGCTCTTCAGCATTCTTATATTTACCAGCAAGCATTGTCTCTTGCTGTTGCTCCATTTGTTCTCCGATTTCCAGAGACTCTTGTTCCTCTGCATTAAGCTCTCCTTGATTTTCGTCAGAGAGCATTGACATTACTTCTGCCATATATTGCTAATTAAATTGGTGGTTGTTGTTGTTGTGCCATTGCCATTTCTTGCGCCTGTAATTCTCCATTCTTTGATGGATCCATCGCAGGTGTTTTCATTGCTTCAACCTGCATCTGCTGTTGTTGCATAGCCATCTGTTGTTCCATCATGCCAGCTTGCTCTTGCTTTACTTCCTGCATTGAACGTACAAGATTTAGTACATCAATTCCTTGTGAAGCAGCTAGACGTTTAATCACTTCATCTGTATTGATGAATTGTGAGATGGCTTCAGGTCCGAGTGTTTGTGCAAGTGTTGTTAGGAATTGCCCAAGACTTTCTCTGTCCTGTCCACGACCTAATGCATTGATACCTGCAACAATTGTCGGCTTGACAATGTTCTTAGGTATCTTAGGAATCTCTCCTTTCTTTTGTGCATCTGCTAGCTTTCTATTCAAGTAAGGAACTAAGAAGTCAACAGTTAGTAGGCTGAATAATCCTCCAAGTTGTGATTCCAATTCAAATTGAGTGAGTCTGACTTCTTCGGCTGTTGTGCGCTCAGACTGTCTGACGTTCATTACCAAGAATGCATCACTAAGTCTTCGTTCTAAAGTACCTGCCATTTCGTATGCAGTCCTGAAGTCAGCTGTCTTACCAACTTGAATGACTCCGATGTCATCTGGTCTCCCTTGAATGATTGCACCATTGCCAGCTGCAGCGAGCGTGGAAGGTTTAGTTGTACTTGAAGGTGATACTGTAAATACTACTTTTGCAGCTGCTGCAGAGCCTTCTACTAGTGCCTGAGATAGTCCTTCGAGTGACTTAAGATCACCAATGAATTGACCTACTCTTCCACGTCCATAGCCTTCACCATCAACAGTATTGAACCTCAATGGAATCCAAGGATTAATATCAATTGGTGCTTTACCTTGTGACTCTTTTAGTATTGTGTCACCTACCTCTTGATGCCAGACAAACCTATTGTTTTCACGTTTGATATGAGTGTAAACATCTACGTTGTCACTGTACTCATTTTCATCTGTTACTTGATTAGTTTCTGTCAACCTTTTTGGTATCTGATTCTCAATCAATACTTTTGAGATACGTTCTTTGGTAACTATTTCAATCACTTGACCGTTGCCATCCCGATCCACAACGTAGCGGTTCAGAGGATATACCTTGAGTCCATACTTACTCATATAAACTAGAGCGTTGCCAGCTACTACAAGATGTAGTAATGCTTGGTGTACTGCAACTCGATCATCTGAAGCAGAGATTGATTCCAGAATTATTCGTTCTACCTTTGCAAAAGATAGATCAAGTTCTGACTTCATCTCTGGAGGAAACTCCTCACCGAGTTGACTTTCGTCTAATTGTAACTTAAAGAAACTTGTTTGTACAGGTAGTAATGCAAGCATTAACTTACTAGCTAATGTCACACAACCTTTTGCCCCCACTGATTGGAAAGGAGTTTTAAGTCTTTTCATACCTGACGTATGTTCTTCATGTCCACTGACTAAATATGGAAGGGTAAGCTCCGATGCTTGACGTGCTTCATCTAGGAATTGGGAACGGTCGCTTGCTAAATAGTCATACCTTGTTCTTGCTGACATTTAATTATACGTTTAGGGATTTAATTCTCAAACCTGTACGTGCAAAGGAACCTTTCATGCCTTGACGATTTAGTTTTGCAGTATTTGATGTATCGCTAGCACCTTTGACTCCAAGAACACTTTCCCTGGTTTGGGGATTAAGCTGTGCAGTTAATGTGTTCTTCATAGTATTGAGATTGTTCTCATACATTGTTGCTTGCGTTTTCATTGTGTTTTGTAGCGCCAACATTTTTGCGTCAAAACCACTTTGAATAGCATTCAATTCTCTTTGTCGTGCTGCTGTTTCTGCTGCTTTTTTAGCTCTATCAGCTTCTATAGCACCTTCTGAAGCTGCACTTGCTGAGATTTGATCGTAAAGACCTCCTCCCCCGGGTTGGTTTTTTTTACCAGGGCTTAGTAAACTCATATTGGAATTAATCCAATCTAGAATTTGTCTGTTTGTTGATCCTGTTTGTCGTGCGTAGCTGTAATCAGCATGGCCGAAATATTGCGCTCCAGACGTCGCGGACGGTGAGCTTGAATTGTAGCGGCTTACTCCAATTGACATTAGTTTTCTTCCATATATTGAATGACCCATTCAACGACACTGCGTTGTCCTGATCTGTACATAATCTTTTCGATTGTATCTTCTGGATTAGAATTGACTGGTGGAAACGTTTCTTCTAATTGATGTACTAGACCTCGGGATTGCATCCCTAAAGTCTCAAGCATATTGGGGGAGATTGACATTACTATGCTCAAAGAATGCTGGCATCCGTGCTGACTTGGTAAAAGAAAGCTCAGGGGCTTTACCTTCATACATCAAGCGATCGCTCGAATCCAGCCAAAATTTTTTATCCAAATATTTATCGGCACTATTACCGAGGGGTTGCATCACCCAATTGATAGTTGCTTTTCTCAACTTATCAAGAGAAGGAGAGGGACTGAGGCCCAACTCAGCGCATACAAGACTATTAGCGGCCACGTGGATTTGCTCATCTC